CGTCCGAGGACTCGCAGATGCTGCTCGAGGCCCAGCAGCGACAGCTCGCGCGGCGGCTCGAGGCGCGCATCCGGGCCCAGCTCGAGGACGAGGGCATCGACGTCATCCGCACGGGCGGCGACGCGCACGAGGTGGTGAGCGGCGTGGTGACGGACACCATTGAGGCGAAGACGCTCCAGGCCGACGCCGGCGTCGTCGTCACGAAGGCTTTCAACATGGGCCGCGAGCAGTTCGCCCAAGAGCACGGCGACGCCATCGAGTCGGTGGAACTCTCCGCGCTGCTCGACGACGCGACGTGCAGTTACTGCGAGCAGCACGACGGCGACGAGTTCGACTTCGATTCAGAGCAGCACGACGCGATGACACCGCCGCTGCGCGACTGCGATGGCGGCAACCGCTGCCGCTGTCTGCTCGTCTACAACTTCAAGAAACCGGGCGAGGACGATGGCGAGGACGAATGAGCAGGACGACGCGATTCACGCGGCGCGCATTCTTGCCCGGGCGCAGGTGCTCACAGCGGTGCTGGCGGCTCGAAACCTCCACCTCGCGATGACGGCAGAGCCCGAGGTGCTTCGGCAACTGCTGGCCGTCGTCGACATCCTCATGAATGAGGTCGTCGAGGTCGACTGAGCGGGTGTTGATGCTTCGCCGGTGCGGATTCGACGCTCTGTTTCGTGCCTGAGCAGACCCGCCGTTTCGGCGCCGCCAAGAGCCAGCAGCTGACGAAGCCGGCCGACGCGAAGCCGGTGTGGAACGTCATCATGCCCGCTGGCACCTGGCACCGCGACGACTTCGGCGACGACGGCGTGATGCAAATCGACCGCCCTTTCCTCGAGGCGATGATTGCCAACTGGCAGAAGGTCGGCTCACCCGGTCTGCCCATCAACTACCACCACTGGGGTCAGTCCTCGGACAAGTCGGTCCGCAAGGAAGACAAGGTGGCCGCGGGCTTCATCGAGGATCTGCGCATCAACGCGGACGGGGACCTCGAGGGGCTCACCAACTGGAACGACGAAGGCCGCGCCGCCATCCAGGCCGACAAGCTCCGCTATTTCTCGCCCGAGTGGCACGAGAACTGGTTCGACAACACCACGGGCGAGGACCAGGGCCCCACGCTGTTCGGCGGCGCCGTCCTGAATGACCCTTACTTCCAGTCCATGCCGCGGCTCGCGGCGAGCCGCACCGCAAAGAAAGGCAACGCCATGTTCGACAAGAAGACCCTCTGCTCGCTGTTCGCGATGGCCGACGACACCTCGGACGACGGCCTCATGGCGCGCATGAAGGAGTGCGCCGACGTCTACGCGAAGAAGGCGGCGGCCAAGGACGACGGCGACGGGGACGACGACACGAAGAAGGCCGCTCTCACCGCCGCGCGCGATGCCGCCGACAAGTTCGAGAAGCAGCTCAAGACGGCGCAGGCGCAGATTGACGAGCTGAAGTCGGCGAACGTGAAGGCCGAGGAGGCGCGCGTCGCCGCCGGCACGAAGGCGCTCACCACGCAGCTCGAGCAGGAAGGCCGCATCACGGCCAACGAGAAGTCCTTCATCGAGGAGGACGTGAAGGCATACGGCCTCGAGAAGGCAACGGAGCGCTGGGCGAAGCGGCCTGTCGTAGTGCCGCTGGGAGAGCGCGGCGTGGCAGGCAGCACCGGCCTGGAGTCGCCGGAGGCTGCCCTGCAGAAAATCAACGAGCTCGTCGACGAGATGGTGAAGAAGGACGCGAGCATCAAGCGCAGCGACGCGCGCATGCGCATCCTGGCCGCAAACCGCGAGCTGGCGAACGCCGCCGAGAAGCTCGAGCCCCGCGGCGAGAAGCGCAACTGAACACGTAGCCCTGAAAGGACACCACCATGGCCGCAGCCCGTCAGAATTTTGAAGGTAGCACTCCGCAGTCGTGGATCGCCGGCGGCGCCATCACGGCGAACCGGCTCGTGATGTCCGACACCACGGAAGGTCAAGTCATCGCGACCACCGGCATCACCAGTCAGGCGCTGGCGGTGTCGCTTCATACGCTCGCCAGCGGCGACGTGGGCGACTTCCAGACGTTCGGCGTTGCGAAGCTCGAGGCCGCGGCTGCTATCTCGCTTAATGACGAGGTGATGCCCGACTCGGGCGGCGGCGGGAAAATCGCCACCAGCTCCGGCGCCACCGCGCGCAGCGTCGGCATTGCCCTCCAGGCCGCTGGCGGTGGCGGCGAAATCATCATGGTCAAGCTCGCCCTGCCGGTCGTGAAGGGCCCCGCCAACTCGTAACCCCGCTTTCGCTTCCGAAAGGACATCACGCCCATGCCGTACGACAGGACAACTTTCATCACCCGTACCGCGCTCGAGGGAGTGGCCTTCGACTTCGCGTCCGACCAGGACGTGCAGTACGGCGACGGCGTCACCGGTGGCTTTCTACAGGACAAGCTCTTCACTCCAAAGCCCGTAGACCGGAGCCTGAAGAAGGCCTACCAAATCGACACGTCGAAGCTCCGGCTGATGAACACGGAGAAGTCGACCAACGCCGAGCCCGACCTGGTCGACGAGCAGATTTTCTCGACGAACATTACGCTGCAGGAGCACAAGGCAGGCGCCGAGGTGAACCCTCGCGACGAAGAGGACGCGGACCTGCCCATCCTCGTCGGCGATGCGCGCAAGACGCAGATTTCGATGCTCGCCATCCTCAACCGCCGCGAGAAGCTGGCGTTTGACGCGGCGACCACCTCGGGCAACTACCCGACCGCGCTCACCAGCGCGCTCTCATCCGGCAGTCGCTGGAACGAGGCGGGTGGGGATCCCGAGTCGGACATGATCACCATCAACCAGGCGGTGATGAACCTGGCCGGCAAGCGGGTGAACGCCATCGCCATGGGTGACAAGACGGCCGACAAGATTCGCCTGTCGCCGGTCTGGCGCGCGCGCACTCAGTACACCCAGGGCGGGCCGATTCCCTGGGCGCTCATCAAGGCGTTCCTCGGCGTGCAGTACCTCTTCGTCGGCACGGCGCGCCGCGACTCGGCGAACGAAGGCGCGACGTCGAGCATCGACGGCTTCTGGTCCGACAACGTCATCGCCTACTACTACAACCCGTCGCCCGGCATCTTCGATGTCAGCTACGGCCACATGTACCTGGAGAAGGCGCCCATTTGGACGCGTATCTGGGTCGACGAGCGCCGCTCCGGCTCGCGCGGGCCGATGCGCCGCGTGACGTGCGGCAGCGAGTACAAGATGCAGGCTGGCTATGTCGATGCGAGCGGCTCCACGAAGTTCGGCGCCGGCTACCTGCTCCGCACCGCGGTCGCCTGAAAGGACGGCACCATCATGGCCAAGTTCGTCATCGTTCACGGCAGTTTCAAGCATCCGAGTCACGTCACGGCGGACGGCAAGCCGCTGGATCACCCACACGCCGCGTTCGTCGACAACGGCTTCCTGGGCGTGTCGCCGGACCCGTCGAAGCCGCACGTACTCGATGTCTCCGAGAAGGAGGCCGAGAAGCTCGACCCAGGATGCACCAAGACGAAGCTCGACAAGGACGGCAAGGAGATCGGCCCATGGGGTGGATTCTGCCTGAAGCCGCTCGCGCTGCATGAGGCAGAACTCAAGGGAGCGGCCGCCTCGAAGGCCGAGCTCGACAAGGCGAAGGCCCCGGTGGTTCCGAAGCCCGGGGGCTCCAAGTGAAGCGGCTCGCCTTCACTGGCGCCTTCCTCGGCGCGATGGTCTTGGCGGCCGTCGCGCTGGGCGCGCCCTACAAGTTCTCCGGCTCGCCTATCGACTTGGTGACGCGCTTCATGAAGGGCGGCTTCTACGCGGGCTCGGGCTCGGTGGCGTCGACCACCAACGTCGTATCGAGCATGCTCGCCACCACCTGCGACTACGACTTCGCTTCGACTGCCAACGGCTACTGCCAGGTGGCTCGCGACAAGACCTGCACGCTCACTGGAGTGAAGCTCGGGGACCCCTGCTTTCTCGGAGTGGGCCAGGCGCTCGGAATCCTCTCCGATGCTGGTCCAGGCGGCGCTGGCGACGGTGGGGCCGTCTGGTACCTCGGCGGGGAACTCCTCTCTGTTCGGGCCAAGTCGACAGACACGCTCGAGTTGGAACTCTGCAATCGGCTCGGCGATGGCGGGGCATTGGACCCACCCGACGCCGGGTACATCGTGCGCTGCATCAGCAACCAGTGAGGGCCCATGAAGCGCGCGCTCTCCCTCATCAGTCTCGTGGCGGTCGGGGTGCTCTTCGCGGCCGCGAAGCCGCGGCCGGGCTCCGCCCTGGCGCAAGAGCAGATGCTGAACGGCGTGCCTCGGCGCTGGACGCTACCTGATGCCGGGCAGTCGATTCTCATAGCCGCCTCGGGACAGGCCTGCGCGGACGTGACGGGCATCTGCACGTCGGTGGTGCTACTCGTCCCCGAGCAGCCCACGAACCTATGCGTGCAGCCCGGCACCGGCGCAACCGGGGCGAACGTCTGGGACGGCGGCTGCAACACCATCGACACGGATCCGAACTTCGGCGTGCCGCTGCAGGCATGGGTGCCGCAATACGTCATACTTGAGACGGGCAACACGCAGATTTGCGCCGCGTCGGACGCCGGCGCGCTCCGAGTGCCGCTGTTCTGCCAGTACTGAAGGAGTGCCGGATGCGCCGGCTCGCGCCGATCCTCCTGCTGCTCGCCTCCGCCGAAGCTCGAGCCCAATGGGCAGGCGGGGGGTTTCGCGCGTCAGGCGGCCTTGGTCGCGGCGGCTTCCGACCACTCGCCACCGCCACGGCCACGGTCAAGAGCATTGGGAATGCGCTCCAGTCCGGCGACAAGGTCGGCAACTGGTGGGCGTTGCAGCAGGACGGAACCATGCTGGCCAGCAGCGCGCTCACCGAGAGCGGCCAGGCCTCTCCAGGCGTGTCGCCGCTGACGTTCAACGGCACGACGCAGTACTTCAAGAGCGCGAACGTCGCCTACCCCACTGGCGATTTCTCAGCCGTCGTCTCATTCAAGTTCGCCAGCAACCCGGGCGCGAACGCGTACCTCGCGGCGAAATGGGACAGCGGAAGCCTTGGATGGGTGGCGTTTCTCGACACCAGCGGCAAGCTGAACTTCATCGTCGCAGACAGCGCCGGGACCCTGAAGACCATCACCGCCGCAGGCGCCTCGAGCACGAACACGTGGCTCGCGGTCTGCGTGACGTACACCTCGGCCTCGAAGGCGTTGTCGATGCGCGCGCTCGGAACCGACACGACAGGCAACGGCACCAACACCGGAGTGCACGCGATTTCGTTCCCACACTCAGTTGGAGCAGGTGGCGCAGGTGGCGCCGGCACGTTCTTCGCCGGCAACTCGCGCGGCGTCTTCTTCACCGAGACGCCCCTCAGCGACGCGGCTTGTGACCGCATCATGGCGGGTGTCCTGTGAGCTTGAGCCTTGTCGCGCCCGTCGCCAGCCCCGTGTTCCAGCTCGACGCATACAACTGCGACGGGGCCAACAATCTCTACCGCGCGAACGGAGCCCAGCTGCGCACGTGGTTCGACGGCGGGGCGAGCTCGCCGCCGGTGCTGACGAGCGCGAGCGTCTACGAGCGCCCGCACTTCAAGGCCGACGCAGCGAGCGGCGAGAACTGCGTCGCCTTCGATGGCATCGACGACCGACTGACGTTCCCTTCGTCCGACGTGAGCTTCGCCTTCATCCACACGACGGGCATCTTCGACCTGTTCGTTGGGCTGCGCATGCGCGGCACGGCGACGCGCAGCGTGTTCGGCAACATGACGAACACGGCCACCGACAAGGGGATGTCGCTCAACCTGGACGGAACCGGCAAGCCCACCATCGCCATCGGCAACGGTGCGGCCTCCATCATCTTCGTGAACGCCACCTTCGAGCTGCAGTTGCCGAAGTTCACCCCGTCGAAATTGTTGATCCGCGGCGACGGCAGCAAGCTCTACGTCTCGTCGAATTTCTACGCCGAAGACTTCGAGTCGGCCGCCTTCACCGGCTCACTCGGCAGCGGCAACGCGGCGCGCACCTTCACCATCGGCTCCTCGAGCGCCGCGGAAGCCCCGTCGGGCAACACGATGCTGCAGAGCGACCTCTTCTTCGCGTCGCTCTACAACCGGAACCTGAACGCGGCCGAACTGCTGACGATGTCGCAGGCCATTCGCAGTCGCGCGGGGCAGCAGGCATGAGCGGCCCCGGCCTCACCGTCCCGACGTGGGTGTGCCTGGGTGACTCGCTGACGCACGAGCCGCCGAGCTCACCGACCACCATCCTCGAGGCCTGGCCCGGCCGCATCGACCAGGCCATCTACCCGGGCCGCGCCGCGGCGAACCACGGCCACACCGGCACGCAGGTCACGGTCGACAACGTCGACGGCGTGTCGATGCTGAACCACTTCAACAACGACATCGACGGCAAGGGCTACTACGGGATGGTGTTTTGGGGCGGCATCAACGACTTCCTCTTCGGCGTCACCGCCGCGACCCTGTTTCCTGTCTGGCTCGGCATCGTGAATCGCGCCCTCGCGCAGGGCATGAAGGTCATCGCCATCATCACGCATTCGCCCGCGGGCTACACGGGCGGCTGGACCGGCACGCAGCAGGGCTACCTCGACAGCTTCAAGGCCTCGGTGCTCGCGCTGCAGGGCACCAACCCGAACCTTACCATCGTCAACTTCTACCAGGCGGCGCCGGCCGGCCTCGACGACCCAACAGCGCCCACCTTCCTCTACGGCCCCTATGCCGGGGTCGCGAACGACGGCCTGCACTACGGCCAGCTCGCGCAGGACCAGGTCATCCTGCCGACGCTCATTCCGCTGATGCAGGCGGCTGCGCCGGCACCAACCCCCGAGCCTATTGACGTCTTCGGCGTCGACGCCGACTCGGTGCGGAAGGCGCACTTCCCGAACTGGACGCCGTTCAGCTCGAGCACCAACCCAACCGTCGACACCATCGACTCGTTCATTCTCGAGGAGGGGGCGGACCTCGCCGGCGCGCTGCGGGTGAAGTCCATCGACCCGACCAGCATCACCGACAGCACGAGCGAGGCCTTCGCGTGGTGCGCGAAGACGTTGAAGCTGATGGTGGCGGTGCGCATCTACCCGGCCGTCACCGCCGGCAACCCCGACGGACTGAAGGCGCTGCAGGCGCAGCTCGACGCCCGGCTCGCTTGGCTTGAGAAGCACGGGCTCGAACTTGCCGGTGCGCAGACGCTCATCTCTGGCTCCGAGCCAGAGGGCCCGACGTCGCACATCTCGCAGTACGGTCTCACCACGGCCGACTCGTCGCTCATGTCGTCGACGGAGTCGCCCTTTCACAAGGATGACCAGCTGTGAAGGCGCTCGCGGAAGACCTTCAGCGTGCAGCCAGTTCCATCGTCGAGGCCGTCGACCAGTTGGCCGACAGGACCGCCGACAACCGCGAAGGCTGGAAGGACTCCAACGCGCAGCATTCGGTGACACAGCGAGCCATCAGCGCGTTCCGCATCGAGGTGCTTGCGGGCTTCGAGGCGCTGCACCGCCGCCTTGACGCCATCGACAGACACCTCGGGCTCAATGGAACAGGCGGCGACCATGCCTAGGTGGCGCAGCCCGGACGAAGAGAAGACGCCCACCGACCTCGAGGCGCAGAGCCCTGGCTTTCCGCACTCGAGCGGTCCGCACCCAGGACCTCGGCCGTCGCCCGACGTGGTGCGCGACACGGCTCCTCCGCGACCCTCTGCATCTCGACCCATGCCGCCGAAGCCGTCGTGGGTTGAGGCGCCGCCCATGCCGCCGCTCGACGAGCCGAAGTCAGGCGTCTTCCACATGAAGACCGGCCACACGCGCAACATGGTGAAGTGGGGCGCCATCATCACGGCAGCCAACACGCTGCTGCACCCGCTCCTCCAGGCGGCGGCCGAGCGCATCTCTCCGCCTCCTGAGCGCGAGCTCATTCGCGCGCTGCTGAAAGAGCAGCGAGAGAAGGAGGGCCGATGAAGCTCGCAGATCTCGACGCCAAACTCGGCCCGACCCAACTCTCGTTTCGCTGCCCTCAGTGCATGCAGCACCGCATCGTCGTGCCCATCGCCGCGGCTGAGGCGGCGGGCAAGTGGCATTGCACGGGTGTCAGCGTCCACGATTGCACCGTCACCCCGAGCATCAAGACGACCACCAGCCTGCCCTACCTGGAGATTCCGAAGCCCGGCGAGGCTCAGCGCTGCGTATGGCACGGCTTCGTGACCAGGGGCCGAGTCTCCACGCTGGGCGACTCGAAGATTTCCGCCATCACCGAGAGCAACTGATGGCGCACGTCTTCCACGAGGAGCGCTGCCCGCGAAACGTGTTGCTGCTCGCCTTCATCGCACAGTGGAAGGTGACGGGCCCTTTCGACATCGTCATCACCTACGGCGAGCGCACCGACTTGCAGCAGGCGGCGCTCTACATTCTCGGCCGCACGACGCCGGGCAGAATCGTGACGCAGGCCCAGTTCGCGAGGGACTCCGCGCACGGCCACCGAGCCGCCATCGACTGTCTGCCGGTGCGCGAAGTCTTCCCGATGGGCGGCGTGAAGTCCGTCTACCTCGGCGACGAGCTCGAGCTCGACGTTCGCGCTGAAGCCCAGCGACGGCTCGGCATCTACTGCAAGCTCGTGCGCCTGGCTGGCCTTGAATCGGGCGAGGACTTCCCGGGGCTGCATGACCAGCCTCACGCGCAGGACCCAGCGTGGAGAACGCTGCCGCTCGGTCCCGGCGTCGCCGCAGGATTCACCCCAGCCTAAAGGAGAGAACATGGAATCACCGGAACCCATCCTGCGGTACTTCAAGTACGGCCACCTGCCCGAGGCGCTGCAGATTCGCAGCAAGCCCTTCGCCGACCTGGCCGAGGCCATCGTGGCGACGCTGCCGCGCAACCCGGAGCGCTCCGTCGCGCTGCGGAAGCTGCTCGAGGCCAAAGAAGCTGCCGTTCGCGCTGCACTTCCGGAGGACTGACCATGCACATGCTCTCGTTCTTGATTCTCGCGCAGGTCACTGCGCCGGCCGCCGACCCGACATGGCTGAAGCTCGTTCTCGGGCTGGCACCGATTGCCGTTACAGCTTTCCTCGGGTGGCACCTCGTTCGCCACCTCGGAGACTGGCTCAAGGCCGATGGAGCGAAGCGCGGCGGCGTTCTCGGCGCCGTCGAGAAGGGCCTGGGCGCCGACCTCGATGACCTCGACGACTTCCTGAGCGCCAACGGGCAGAACCTGGGTGACCTCGCCGACCCTGCGAAACGGGCCGCCGCCAAAGCCGCGCTCATGGCGCAGGCCGACGCCCAGGCCGAGAAGCTCCTCAACGACGCGCTCAAGGAGGCGCTTTGACATGGCGCTCCCGACGCCGACCCAGCAGGCCGCCGCGGTGCAAGCGCTCCTCCCGGCGGCGCAGGCGCAGTTGAGCATCCTCGGCTTCAACATCGACGCCTCGCAGGTGGCGGCGGTCATCGAGGTCGCCGTCGACTCGCTGTGCATGAAGGCGTGGAAGCAGGCGCACGCCGCAGGCCAGGCCGCGGCCGGCGCCATCACGACCGAGGACGCCGCCGAGGCGGCTCAGAGGGCGCCATGAGGACCGTCATCGCGCTGCTGCTGTGCAGCTCCGTCGCCCTGGCTGACCCGCCGGGCGACACGCCTCTGGCTGACGTCCCTGACACCTCCGTTCGCCTCGTCCTGGGGCAGCCAGCGCCCTTCGCGGGCCGGCTGCTGAGCCCGGAAGAGAACGTGCGGAGGGCGAAGAAGCTGGCCGACTGCGAAGCGACGCTGGCTGACGCCGAGCAGGGCGTGCTGCTGCCGAAGCCCGCTGTCGCCGTGCTCATCAGCGGCGCGGCGGCGGCGATCATCGCCTCCGTGGTACTCGGCGTCGCGCTGGCGGCAAAGAAGTAGCGCGTTCCGGACGTCTGGACTGCCGCGGCCGCGCGACCATGCCGGCGAGCGCGATGACTCGCAGGAACGGCTTGCCGCGCCGGTGAACGAGCTTCAACCGCGTGTCGACGCCTTCGTCAGCCTCCGGCGGCTCCACGTGTTCGCCGAAGGCGCACGCGCTACAGAGATCCGCCGCCACCCAATAGCAGGCGTGCGCGAAGCCGGCCTGGTCGAACTCGAGGCACGCCTTGTCGTCGACGCAGCCACAGCCCTTGCACTTCACTGCTCAACCTCGACTTCGATGGTGAAGTAGTCGGTGCCCGTGTACTCGCAACGAAACGACGGATCGCCGGCGACGGCCTTCTTCAGCTCGGCTTCCTCGATCTCGAAGTCCCAGGCGTAGCCGGCGTTCTCGCGCCGCTTGTCTCGATATTTCTTGAAGGCCTTGGCTGCCTTCGTGCACTCCATCTCAAACGCCTCGGCTTTCTCGCGCGAGAGAAAACCGCGCACCGGCCAGTCGGTGTGGTCGCTGTACTCGCCGGTTTGTCCGAAGACGATGAAGGCCTTCACCGACGCCTCCCCGCCCTGCTCGAGCAGTTGGTCGAGCAGCGGCTGGTACGCCTCGCGCCCTTTACGCTCCGCCTCGAGCTTCGCCGTCAGCTCTGCGATGACCTTGCCGTTGTCGGTGCATTCTGGGCACGGCACAGGCCGCCGCACCGCACCGCTCGCGATGTGCTCGACGTGCGTGCGCGGTCTGTTGTCGATGGGAAACAACATTTCCACCGCGAGTCGGCCTTTGCATGTCGGGCAAGCCATGGTCCCTTCTACGTCACGGAGACTCACTCGCACCACTGCCGGCACCGCTTGCACCGCAGCGCGATGGTCTCGGTGCCGAGGCTCGCTCACCCCCGCCTCCCTCGCCGCGACGCCGGAAGGGGGCGGCGCCGACGAACCTTGGTGTCGGCGAGACAACGCTCACAGAGGTCCCGCTCGTCGGAGAGCAGCCATTCTCGCATCTTGCAAACGTTGAGCGTCCAGACGTCGGCACAGCCATCGCAACGCGCGACATCGTGGCGCACGAGGCTGGCGTCGAGGAGGGTCTCGCGGCTCACTTTCGCCCGCCCCCTCTCGTGCTGCCGCGGCAGTCGGGGCACGGCTCCCACTCGTCAAGGTCGTCATCGCGCTGGCGAGGGCCGCGAAGCACGACCCCGTCTCCGCCGCAGTCGGGGCACGTCGGCGCAGCGGGCGGCTTCTCCTTCGCTGGTGTGGAGGCGAGGGCGCGCACCAACTCTGGCACCTCTCGTGCGGTGTCCCACCCCTCGTTCTCAAGCATCAACGCCGCCTCCTCGAGCCCAGCCCGTCGCCCTTCCTCGCGCGCGCAGTCTCCGCACAGCCGCTCGTCGTCAGACTTGGCGTAGAGCGTCGAGCACTCGCATTCCGTGCATTGCAGCTTCGCCCGCTCCTCCGCGCGCACCCGGGCGTCGTGCGCGGCCAGCCATTCGTCAGCGAGCACCGTCGACGGAGAGGCGGCGGACGCGAGGGCGGCGACTGCGATGTCTCTCACCGTCTCCTCGCCCCGGACGTAGGGGTCCTGACCAGCGTCCTGGCAGCCTTGGTCAATGGCGCGCAGCGCTCCCGCCAACCGCTCTCGCACCGCCTCCGATGCCGCCAGCGCCTCGGCAGTCAACGCGGCGGTGGCCTCAGCGGCGATTGCGCGCTCATGAGAGGCCTCGCCCTGTCGCTCGACCGCTTCCAGTGCCGCCGCGAGCGCCTCTTTGCCTTCCCATGTGGCGGCGTCTCGGGCTTCGTCCCGCTCCCGTTCGGCCTTCTCCCATCGGGCTTCGAGGATGACGCGGTCTGCTTTCACGTCGCGCAGCTCTTCCACCACCCGGGCGTACTCGGCTTGGACGGTGGCGAGGGTGGCGTGCAATCTCGAGTTTTCATCGAGCAGGGCGAGCACGCGCTCCATGTTTTCGTGTCTGGTGATCGGCATCGTGTTGCCAGTCATCCAGACCGTAAGCTCTTCTCGCGTCAGTGGTTCGTTGCTGCTCATGGTCTCGCTCGCTTGTAGTGGTGCGCGACGGTGTGGCCGCGCGTAGATGTGCACAGCTCTCCAACTCCCGCATTGCAGTCCGGGCACGCACTCTCGACGACGCACGGATGTACGCGAACCCAGGCGCCGTGGACGTGCGGGTGCGGGATGAAGGCCACGCCCGGGCCGCGGTAGACGCGCTTCACTTTCCAGAGTGGCTTCTTCAGTTCCACCGCTTCGACATCGAGCGCGGTCATGGAACCGCCCTCGGGAAGATGCGGACGGGGATGCCGTGACGGCAGCAGGCTTCGATGCAGTTCCACGTGCCGGGAGATGTGCGGCGGTCTCCAATGGGGAAGGCGAGGCATTCGTCCGCACCAAGCGCCGCCATCTCCTCATTGCGACGGGGGCCGGCCGGGTCTCCCTTGCGCGGCGGGACGGCCCATGCGGCGGGGTGCGGCTCCTCTTCGACCTTGGTGTCGTAGACGGTGTTTCGCTTGACCTCGTCCACCCAGGCCTTGGCAGCGGCATCGGCTCGACCGCCCGCTCCGTGGACAACGACGATGCCGCCTTCGCATCGCCCACTGCGAACCGCGGCCAGATAGAGCCGTTCGCGAATGGCGTCAGGATCGTCCCAGTCGCGCGAGCCCGTGACGATGATGCGGTAGTTCTTCTTGTTGCTCATGTCTTCTCCAGTCGTGTGAATGGGTGCATCGGCGTCGTAGGGGCAGCACATGCGCCGTGAGTCGAAGGGGTGGTGGGGGAGGGTCATGCGGCCTCCGTCAGCGGCAACCCCAGGGCGACGCGCACGGCACGGGCGACGGCGCGACCCATGGCGAGCGGTACGCCGTTGCCGATGGCGTGCCGCTTCCCTTCGAGCGTCAACGGACAGTCGTCGAGGAAATCGAGCGGCAGTCCCTGTGCGCGGAGCGACACAGCGAGCGGGGCGCGGGGTCCTGCGTGCGGCCCATGGCGAACGCCGTCGGCCGTCTTCTTTCGCTTTCCGCTGCCGCCGATCGCCACGGGCGTGGAACGTCCACCGCCCCCGGCGAGCACGGCTGCTTCTGCTTGTCCATGAAGCGCGAGTTGCTCCACTGCGAGCTTGCGCGGGTAGCCGCTTGAGCCGAACGAGAAACGGCGCAGTCGCGAGGTGAGGCCGCCCACCCAGACGTCGCGAATCAATTGTGGATGGACGTAGTAACCGTCCACCTCGGGCACCGGGGCGCCCTCGACGTTCTCCATGAGGAACCATTCGGGCGCGGCTTCGCGAACCACGCGCTCGAATTCCGGGATGAGATTGCCGTGCTTCTCTCCGGCCTTCGGATTGAGGCGCTTCATCACCGAGAAGAGCTGACAGGGCGGGCCGCCGATAATGCCGTCGAAACGCTCCGCGGGCGGGTGGAACTTATGCACGTCCCCCCCCCAGATGAGATCCGGCCCCCGGACGACGCAGAACCCTTCGGCCTCAAAAGCCGAATCGAGCAGGCCGATGCCGGGGAATAGCGAGAGCACGAGCGGCGTCATTCGTCGTCCTCATGTCCGGCATCCCACTCGGCGTCATCGAACGCGTCGCAGCGACAGATAGCGTCGCACGGGGCGCCCTGTTGGCAGCCACCACACGGCACGTCCCAGCACTTCTGACAGGCACGGCAGGTCTTCGCGATCTCGTCGAGCCATCGCTCTTCGGCCGGGTCCTTCATGTCGTCAATTGTCGCCGCGCTGCTCATGTCGCTCCTGTGGTGAGGCGCGGACGCGGCCCTCAGAGGCACTTGCCGCACGTCCAACACATGAAGAATCCGTTGCCCTTGAACGGCCCGTAGGCGACGTGGCGCCACGCGTGGCCTCTGACGCGGCACCAGAATCGACGGAGCGCCTTCATGCCGCCGTCCCTTCGCACCGCGGGCAGCCGGGGCAGTCGGCGACATGGAGCTTCCGTTTCTTGGACGGATCTTTGAGCACGGGCGCGTCGAACAGCGACTGTTGAGACCACGCCAAGGCCTCGTTCAGGTTCTTCTCGGCGATGCGGAAATAGCTAGGCTTCAACTCGGCTCCGACGAAACGCCGACCCATCTGAAGCGCCACGTAGCCCTCGCTGCCGATGCCGGCGAAGGGGCTCCACACCAAGTCGTTGCGGTTGCTCCACAGGCCGATGCAGCGGCGGATGACCTGTAATTGTAATGGACAAATGTGCCGCTCATCCTCGGAGTCCCGAGCCGTCGTGTACTGGAGGGTGTCGGATGGATCTATGTCCATCCACACCGGGGAGGCCCACTTCTGCCACTCGGCCACCGGGAATTCCTCCTCGGTGTGCGCGACGGGCGAGGTGTTCTGCCCAGGCGCCCGCATCGTCACCACGTAGTCGGCGATGCCCTGGCGACTCATGGCGGAGTCTTTCTTGATCTGCTTCCACAACAGCCCCAGCGCTTTCGTGCGCTGCATGGCCGTTACGGGGTCTTTCCATATGGTGACGGCAGAATGGTACGTGAAGCCGTGCCGCTGGTAGGTGCGGATGATTTCGCCGCGGAAGTCAGTGAGCCCGATGACGCCATCCCGCTCCTTCGAGGTCGGTAAGTCCATGCAGTGGATGGAGACGTTGCGGCCCGGCTTCATCACGCGCGCCATCTGCTCGATGAGGTAGCCGTAGTGCTCGAAGAATTCGGCGTGCGTGGCGCTGTTGCCCATGTCCTCGTCGGCGCCGCTGTAAACGTAAAGGCTGGCGAACGGCGGCGAGTGGACGCTCATGTCGACGCTGTGCCGCTCCATCTTGGTCGCCACCTTCACGGTGTCGCCCAGCCACAGGTCCCAACCCTCTCCATGCGAGTGTTTCACTTGAGTGCCTCCCATGTTGCTGCCGTTAGTTCTGCCGCCATCTCTTCCGCCATGGCGCCCTTGCGTTTGATGTTCGCGACCACCACGCCTTCGAGCTCGCTCGACACCACGTGCACGTCGACGGGGTGGCGCTGCCCGAATCGCCAGCACCGACGCACCGCCTGGTAGTAGGACTCGAAGGAGTCAGAGAGGCCGACGAAGGCCATCTGTCGACAGTGTTGGAAATTGAGTCCCCATCCCGCGATGCTTGCTTTTGTGACGAGGACTCGTGCCTCGCCGGTGGCGAAGGCCTGCAGCGACTGCTCCTTGTCTTCGATGTCGTCTGACCCGCGGATCTCCAGCGCGCCGTCGATGGCGGAGGCGAGTGCGCCCGACTCTGCATTCAAGTCGCACCACACCACCCACGGCCCAGGCGTCTCGTTGACGAGCTTCGCCGTTAGCGCCACGCGAGCGTCGATGCTGGACTTGCGCGCTTCTCTCCGTTGCGTCAGCGACAGCGAGCCGTTGGCGAACAGGTCCCCGGTGAGCGACTGAATGGCCGACTGCTCCGACGGCACAACCTGCTCGATGATGTTGAGCGGCGGCAGTCGGTAGCGCTCGCCGTCCTCCGCGAAGCCGATGTCCGTCGGGCTCACGACACCCAATGCCCACGAGGCCACCCAGCGCCAGAACGGTAGCCGCGCATGGCCCTTCAACCGCCACAGCGCCGTGTCGCCGCCGTCGTGAATGAAGTACTCGGCCAGCATCTGGGCGCGGGTGGAGACGCCCAGGAATTCCGCATGCGTCCCGAGTTCCATGAAGTCGTTGGGGGCCGGCGTGGCGGTGGCGGCCAGTCGGAACCGGAAGCCCGAGAAGGTCTCGGTGAGCTGCGCCGTCGTCTTGGCGCTGTAGTTCTTGATGCAGCTCGACTCGTCCAGCACGACACCCACGAAGTCGCTGGGGTTGAAGTGGTGGAGCCGCTCGTAGTTGGTGATGACGATGTTGCCGTCGGCCATCTGCGAGGCGTTGCGGCAATTGAGGGCGCGGATCAGCCCGAGGCGGTGCGCTTCTTTTTCGGTCTGCTGCGCCACTGCCAGCGGAGCAAGCACGAGGACTCGACCCTTCGATTCCGTCGCCACCTCGTCCGCCCATGCCAGTTGCATGCGCGTCTTGCCTAGTCCCGTCGATGCGAAGAGCGCCGAGGAGCCTCGCTCGAGACACTTCGCCACCAGCGCGCGCTGGAAGGGCATCAGCCATTCGCGATGCTGGCGCGGAGAGAAGCCGACGGCGCGGTGGGCTCGCCTCTTGGCGGCAAGGAACGTCTCGTATGATGTGGCGGCGCTGCTCAAGTCAGTGCTCCTCGTGGACTGCGTAGAAAAACGGGGCCGCGCCAACCGCGGGGGCAGGGCGGCGCGGACCCGTGAGCCGATGCTCTGGCGTCAGTCGTTGCCTCCGTGCGCGACGCGCTCAATGGCGCGGCGGAGGTCAGGGCTACGGATCTCGGCATTCTCGAGACACCAGCGCAGGTAGCCCCTTGGGATGTCGGCGAGGTATTCGCCGGAGTACTTCCCGAACGGCATCACGGCGTGCGCCGCGTCCATGCCGTCATCGGCAACAGAGGTGGGCACCGGCCGCTCGGGCGCCGGATTCGGGCACTGGTGCCGCACGTACCGCTCGACGTCGCCCGCTGCCTCGACGCGCTTGGCCCGGAAGCCCACCGAGAGCCGGAGCAGCTCGACATCGCCGCCATAGACCGGGAGCGCATCGAGCCGCACCGCCTGACCGCGGTCGTCGAAGGTGCCAAGGAGCCGGCCTTGGCAGCGCCGGCAGTCGGTCTCCCATGGCGCGGTCAGTTCGCGTGGAAGCGTTTCCATCAAAACGGCTCGCTCCCCGTGGCCTGCTCGGCAGCCAGCGCGGCGGCCTTGTCTTCGTCGCTCATCTCTGGCGGAGGGGGCGGGGGCGTCTGAGCGGTGCCCTTTGGCTTCCCGTTGCCGTTCGCCTTCGCGGCGGGCTTTCCTGTTGCCGTCTTCGTCAGCGGCACCGTGAAAGGCTTCTTGCGCGGAAGCGTGATGGTGACGCTCATGTCCGTCGGCAAATCGGGGGACCCCTTCACGCGAATGCACGTGGTGTCCTCTCCCGTCGTGTTGTCGTGGAATGGTGCCGCCCACAACGTCACCTTGTGGCCGTGCCAGTCGTTGGTTTCCCGGCCCCACATCGCCTTGAGGCACTCAACGACGGTCCGGTTAAGGACCCACTCTTTGGCGATCTCCTGAAACGAGACGATGCCCTTGACCTTCTTTTGGCCGTCGTTGCTTTCGAGCTCTTCGATGCGCACCGCCTTGATGGTGAAGGTGGGCTCTCGGCCCGCGAATGACTGCGACTTCAGGAAACGGCTCGGGTTCAACAACGATGCGTCCATGTGCTCCTCCTAGAAACCAACGGCGGGCTGGCCGCCGAACGTGATGCCGAGATCGTTCGCTTCCTCGTCCTCAAACGGCACCGCCCACTTCGGCAGCGTCAGTTCGAGCGGGCCCTCGGCGTACCCGGGCCACCGGCTCTCGGCGTCGTAGGCCCGCCACGTCCCAAGCAGGTTGCGGTAGCGCTCGCGCCCGAGCTCGAGAATCTCGTGCGGCACCGTGTAGACCTGCACCACGTACGGAGCGGCCACCTCGACGGCGACGAGTACGTACGGCAGCTCGACGCCCGTCACCGCCTTCACCGCGTCGACGTAGAACGCTGCCTGCGCGTGATACTCGAGGTTCCAGCACTGCTTACCAAACGGCCCTGGCGCCGCGCTCGCTGTCGTCTTCAGGTCGACGATGGCGTCGGTCTTGATGAAGTCGAGCCGGCTCTTGCACTCGATGCTGTAGCCCGGCAGTGCGCCAACCTCGGGCACTCGGTACGTCCACAGCACCGTCTGCTCGCCCTTCCCGCCCGTCAGCCACTTCCGAGCCTCGACGTCGGCGCGCACCTTCTGGCCGATGGCGAGTGACGTCTCGTGCTGGTCCTTCGTGACGATCTCGGAGTCGGGGAAGCTGTCTTTGAAAGCCTCCCACTCCTTGCCGCGTCGGACCTTGCCCTCGTACACGGCGACCTCCGCGCGGAACCGCTCGGGCTCGAACGTCGCGAGCGAGGTGACGCGACCCAGCCGCATAGGGTCGGTGTCGCGCGGCGGCTGCATGAGGTGGTGCCGGAAGTGCTCGCCGCTGCGGCCGAGGTGCTTCGTGTGGGACCAGTTCAGCCGGGCGATCCGGTCGTACTCGTCGCGGGGGACCTGGCGCCGGTCGTAGATGCCGTCGGAGAGCTTCACGGTCGCACCTCGGTGGCTGGCACCTCTTCCGCCAGCAGTCGCCGCGCATCACGCCACGCCGCGCGCCACTGCTCGTAGTCGCTGGCGGTGGCCACCTCGTCGACGAGCGGCTTGAGCCGCACGAGTTCGCGGAGAATCTCAAGTGCGCGCTGTGGGCGGCGGCGGTCGGGCTCGGGCGTCATGAGAAAAACTCCCCGTTCGGCCCGTCGACCAGCAGCCGCAGCGCGTGCTGCACGCGGCGCAGTTCGCCGCCGACGAGAGTGGAATCAGCCAGCGCCTTGTCGATGGACGGCCCGAGGTCGACGAGCGTTGCGAACGCAGCGCGCAGCCGTCTTCGTCCCTCGCTGTCGATGTTGTAGCGGGCATTGTGGGCGCGGAGCCCGTTGCCGTGGTGGCGCTCGCTCATGGCGCGGTCTCCTCGAGGCGCGTTTGTGCGGTGCGAGCCGACTCCGGCCGGGCGCCAGTCCAGACCGCTGCCGCATCAACATCGGTGAGCAGGTCTTCGAGCGCGTGGCGCAGGTTGTCGCGCTCCTCAAAGACAACGCGGAGCATCGTCTCGTCTGCGGCGTCAATGCGGCGCGAGCGACACCACGCGGCAAGTTCCCACGTTCGGAGTGAGGGTCCCATTTACGGCGTCCCTCCAGCGACCAGCGTGAGCCCTCGCCGCGTCCTGAGCTGCTCCTTCATCGCCTCCACCTCGAGGCAGCGCTTGAGCGCCATCGCCATGAGGTTATTGAGCGCGCACTTCTGTACGAGCGACAGCGGCTCTTCGAGCGCGATGCGACACCACTGCTCGATGTCCTTCACATCCTCCGCGGCGCTCACTTGCCACCTCGGAGCTTCCAAACCACCATCTGCACGAGCATCCACGCGAGGGCGCGGAGGCTGACGGGGTAGAGGTTCATCGCTCGCCCCGCTTCTCGGCCCACGTGTAGGGCGGGTCGACGCGCACAACGCACGGGTGCTTGCGGCCGGTGCGCGGGCACAGCTTGCCTTCGTCGTGCTCGTCGCACGGGTAGGCTCGGCAGTCGTCACAGATGCCCGGTTCACCGTCGTCGTGGAGGGTCTCGGTGTCGTCACCACAGCAGGGACAGAGGGGGCTCAGAACTGGCATCGCGCGCCCTCCTCGTTAGCCACCCGCGCTTCGGCATCGAGCACCAGCAGCGCGTCCCACGCCCGAAGCAGCGCTGCCGGCCGGGACTGCCAAATCCGACCCTGCTCCCCGAAGGCGTGCGCGTTGAGCTTGTGGGCGATGTCGCGCATCAACTCGCCGTCCAGGGCCTCCGCGTCGCCGGGCAGGTCTTCAGTGCCGAGGTCGGGGAACCACCCCGTGCGACGGGCGGCGCGCACCACGTCGCGGGCGTCGTCGCGGCGTCGCTCGGCATTCACGTCGTCGGGCTCGCGCTCGGGGTTGTGGCCACCGGGGACGGAGTCGAAAGAGCCGTAGGTCATCGCGCGCCCCCTGCGAGAACCTTTGCCGTGGCCATGTCGACGGCAATGGATGTCCGCTCGGCGGCGCTCGGCACCCAGAAGTGCTGGCCGTAGACCTCTACAATTTCCGGATGTGCGGCGGCGCAAACTGCGCAGCACGACACGTCTCGGTGCGGACACGCCAAGTCGCCGCTGTGTCCCTCTCTGAAGCCCTTAGGAAGTCTCGTCGCCATGTCTGCCTCCGCTGTGCTGCGTGTTTCGACGGGGTGCCTCCGACTGCGCACCGCTAGACCCGCCCTGAACCGGCCCTGCCGCCTCCGCCGTGTTGCTGACTCGTAATATGGTACCATTTATGGTCCGTGTCAAGGGAGCACTTGAAAAGGTACCGATTTAGAGGTACACAAGATGGTATGGACGTGCGCGGCCATCTACTCCCCAGCTACCCTGCTGAAATGCTCGACCTGCAGCGAGAGCTTGAGGCGGAAGAGGAGAAGACCGCGCCGGACGACATTCGGCTGCGTGGTCCCATCCCACTCAAGGAGGCAATGGAGAGAATCGCCGAACTTCAGGCGAGGGCCCTTAAGGACTTCCTGAAGTACAGGCGAGGCATGAGCGCCAATCGGCTCTGGCTCATGGTTGCGCAGAACTTCCGCGTCGCATTCATCGCCAGGTTTGGCCCGCTCCCTCCAAGGGGCGACGAGTTGGCGGAGCGTCAGTACGCGGAGCGCGTGGCCTCGGGCATCACGGACGATCAGCGCAAGCGGAAGTAGGGAGGGGTTTCCTTCAACTTCGTCTTAAGTCGCCGAAACCGGTGAATTCTGGACGTGTATGCAATCGACAGGTTACGACTCGGTAACGCACAATGAAAAAGAGCACCAAGATGGGTCCTCGGGCGGCGGATGGATACTTGGTAGCAACCCAAATTATGGTGGCCATGGTTTGGGACCAGCAGGTGGCCATGGGAATTGCGTGGCCCTGGCGGGCGCACTGCCAGCCGGTGGTGTCGACTCGACGGCGCAAGAAGAAGCGCTGAGGCGCTTTCCACGGAGTGGCTCATGATGGACTCCGAGCGGTGCCCGCGCTTCGACGCGGGTGGTTGTCGCTGCCTTCGGCGTCTTGAGCATCGCGGGCCGTGCGACTTCCCGTACACGACGTGGGACGAAGTTCTGCAACGTCGGGCCGAGCGACGGCTTCAGGCGATTCGTGACGGCGCGCTCAAGTCCCAGCGGGGCGAGCGATGACCGCCGCACTCCTTTTTTTGACCCTATGTGACACGTCGTGTCACGCCGTGCTGTGCCCGCGTTTGGTTACGCGAGGTGCCCCGTGCTGACGCTTGCGTGGGTGTTTCTCGCCGGGCTCGGTGTCGGCTTCGTCGGTACCTGCGTCGCTCTTGCAGTGCTGGTGCGGATGGGAGGGCGGACGTGAGCGCGGAGATTCTCGCCGAGCTGAGGCGCATCAATGCGCGGCTCGACGCCATCACGACGTCGGCCGACCTCATCGTCACGCGCGAGGTGGCGGCGAAGCAACTCAAGGTCTCGGTGCGCCAACTCCAGCGCCTCATTGCGGCCGGTCGCCTCGCCTCGCTCCCGTCTGGAATCGCCCGGGCCGAGCTCGAGCGGTACGCGCGCACGCCCCCGACGCCGCTTCCGAAGATGCTCAACAAGGCCCAGCGCGAGCGCACCGCCTCCGAAGAGGCCGAGCGGGGCAGGGCGCTGCTCAAGGCACTGCGGAGGCCCCGAGCGCGATGAAGCCATTTCGTTGCGAGCTATGCAGGAATGCTGGTCGGCTACATCCCGATCACTGGCTTTGCCTTAGCTGCTTCCAATTTATGTTTCCGTATTCTCCTGGCAACGACTCAGCCATTGTCGTCCGGACTCTTGAGTTTTTCAGTGCCTTCTTAGTGGGCGATTGGGGCTCAGAGCGGCGCGCCATGAGACTCCGGCGCCTTGATAATCGGCGACGGAAGCCACGCGGTCAGTTTCTTAACTTCTATATCTGGCGGTCTCGTACATGCCCGGTGTGCGGTGGTGGCGGAAATCCACACCGCACAAACAAATGGATGTGCCACGCCTGTGCGCTCGTCTTGCGGGCGGCGCGCGATGTGGCCAAGACCATGCATCTTCGGCTTTCAGACGAGGTTCCCGTAGCCCTGTTGGCGGCCAGGGCTGCGCATCTCAAACTTGGTCGCCTCATAAGGAAGAACGCATGACGACGAAGAACAAAGCGCAGCTCCGGAAGATCAAAAAGTACAACTCTGGCCGGATTGATACTGTGTCCGCACTCATTGACCGCCTGGGCAACGCCTATATTGCTCTGGAGCGCGCCGAAGCCCCGCTTGAGCAGGTGAAGGTGCTTCACGGCACGGCGGCGCAACTATTCAGCGGTGGACGATTGCTAATCGAGGCGGCCAAGGCGCGCAAGGAGCGGCCGAATAGTCCATTCCTGAAGTGAGCCGACGATGATGCTACTTCAACACACGAGTCTTGATGGTGCCGCGCGGCACACTGTGCCGGACGTAGTGCTTGCGCAGCATCTTCTCGGACTCGTGGTTGAAGGCGCGGGCGACTTCGCGAATGTCCTGCCCGTCCTCGATGGCCCACGTGCCGACGGTGTGCCGCATGTCGCCGAGGTGGAGGCGCTCGTCCTCAGGCACGCCCGCAGCGTCGTTGGCAAGTCGCATCAGCTGTGCGAGTCGGCCGCGGCTCAGCATCCAACCCTGCTCTCGAATGCGTCGCGCGGCGGCGATGTGTTCGGGGCGGTTGAGGCCCGACACGGCCCACTCCTTCCGCTTGTGGAAGGTGACGAGTACGACCTTGTGCTTGCGCGTGGGGTCCCTCCGAACCTCCCCGCCGCTGGCGAAGCGAATCGCCTCGGACAAATGCCAGCCCGTCCCCGCCAAGAGCTGCAGTATGTCGACCACGTCCGCGCGGAGGTGCTTGTAGACGGCGAGCGCCGTCTTGAATGGCACGTCGCGGGGTCCGCTCGTCTCCTTTGCGGACTTCCGTTGGGGCATGCGCACGTCAGGCATCGGGTCTTCATGATGCTTCAGCACGCCGCGCTCTTTGCGCAGCCAGGTGAAGAAGCCCTTCAGGGCGGTGATGCGCGCGGGCCGGCTCGTCGTCCAGCGGGCGAGGGTGTCTTTCACGGTGATGGAGTTGACGCGGCGCAGGTCCAGATTCTCGAAGGACTCGAGCCAGTCCATGAGCAGGTTGGCCGATGTGTGCGCCCACTCATGCGTGTTGCCCCGCTCCTCGAGTTGCCAAGTGCGGTAGTCGAGAATCAGGTCCACGGTCATCTTCAGCCGCTCGACGCCACCGGGGACGTAGGCTCCGGGGTCGGCCTCAAACTTCCGCAGCTCGCGCATCGCGGCGTCTTCGGTGTGGCATCGCGTGCTCACCTTGAAGAGCGCGCCGCGGATGCGTTTCTCAATGACGTAGACGGGTCGCCCCGCCTTCGTCTTCCGGATGAAGCCGCCCAACCAGTGCGGCCTAGCAGTCTCCACGGCGTCGACTCGGGCTCTTTCCACGGCGAGGTTCTCCTATGACGGACGTTACATTGCACGGGCCTTCAAAACCCGTGTCACCCTTCGCGAGAAGGGTGGGGAGGGTTCGATTCCCTTGCCCTACCGAGGAAGAGCCGCGACAGCAAGCGACGTCAGAAGACAGTAGCGGTCAACGCCGAGTCGCCACGCCGAAGGGTCGTGCGGCCCGTCGCTACTCGCTGAAGCTTGCGCTCGCCGACGTTCGCCGGGCGATGGGCTCCAGCAGCAAAGCCGACATCCGCTACGGGCGCAACCCCGACGTCGTGCGCTTCATCGAGACCGCGAAGGCGGCGCTGCGGTGCGCCGAGCACGCGCTTCGGATGGCGACTCTGCGCGCGCTCGACAAGACGGGCCGATCCAGGGCGAGGGCGGCATGAAACCCTGGCACAACTGCCCGAGGTGTCCGCACTGCGGCTCGGCGACAGGCCTCCCCCGCTCCAAGGCCGACTGGAACCATCGCGCGAACGACGGTGACAGGCTTGTGTGTCCGGCGTGCGGCAAGGGCTGGGTGGGCACCCTTGCAGAGGTGACGCAGGCCACGGCCGCGCAGCTCGCGTGGGAAGCGCACGAGCGGGGTGAACTGTGACCGAGTCCGTCCCGCCGTTGCCGCCCATCAGGCCCACATTCACGAACCTCATCACCGAGGTGGCCATCGACGTCAGGCTGACGAAACTCACGACTCGGCGGGTACTCGAGACATTCTTCGCGCAGCTCGCAGAGGCGACCTGGGCGACTGGCCGCGTGTACGTGCCTGGCCTGGGTCTGTTCGCCGTACGGAGCCGCCGGCGGCGTCGCATCACCAACCCACAGACGAACCGCCCGTTGATGCTGCCGGGTCACCGGGCGGTCTACGCGCGCGTCGCGAAGAGCTGGAGGCGCCAGCCGTGAGCTCCACCACTCTCGACGTCATGAGGTTCAACGCGCAGTGAGCCCCGGAGGGGGAACGTGAGCCATATTGCATTTGAGTTGGACGCCCTGCCGTTGGTGCCGAAGGTGGCTCGGAGCGCCGGCATTCAGGAGGCGGTCGTTGGATGGGGTCTCACGCAGATGTGGGAGTGGTGCTGGCGCGAGAAGACAGACAAGGTCACCACCAACCACCTGCGCGGCTTCTTCGGCTCCGAGCTCGGAGCCATTCTCGTCGACTTCGGCTTCCTTGAGGCCATCGGCTCAAGCGTCTGGCGGGTGCGTGGCGCACAGCGTTATCTGCGCATCCAAGAGGGTCGCGAGAGGGGCGGGAAAGCGGCCGCTGCGGCCGGAAACCTGAAGCGCGGCCGCGCTGCTCCTGCTGGTCCGAATGCTGGGGCATCTCTCCAGCTGCCTTCCAGCACCTCTCCAGCACCTCTCCAGCTCGACTCCAGGCTTTCAGCGACTAGCGACGAGCGACTAGCGACTAGCGACAAGCGAAATACAGGGCCCGCGCCAAAACCGCGGGCGGTTAACCCTCGACTTGGACCGCTCATTGGACGGCTCAAGAAAAGCTACCACGACCTCGTAGGCAAGCCGCTCGACCCGACGGACCAAGACGTCGCCGCGCTGAAAACGCTGCTCGGAAGGGGCGATGACGACGAGATCGACCGGCGCTGGCGCAAGGGCCTGTCCGCCAGTCAGTTCGAGACGAAGTGTGCAACGTTTCTAAAGCTGCTGCAGGTCTGGCCGGAACTCGCCATCGAACGCGCGGCATCGACGGGTCCGCCCAGGGGCGCGGCCACCGCCGCTGACACCGACTGGAGCAACTACCGCGAGGGCGACACCGCGCGCGAACTCTTTGGAGAAAAGCCATGAGCCTGCCACCGCACCTGATTGAGAAGATTCGCCGCATTGCCGAGAAGTCCGAGATGGCGGCGGCGGGCGGCCCATACAAGCCGGAGCCCACAGTAGACCCCGGCACCGCGATGACGAAGGTGCGCCGGGCCGGCGCCCCGGTCGGCTTGCTACAGTCAGTTCGGGCACTCGTGATGAAAACGCTCAGGCCGTCGCGAGCTGCTGAGGCAGCGGCCTCGTGGTGGGACGGCATGCGAGGCGAGCGGTCGATGCTGGCGCTGATGGGACCGACGGGGCTCGGCAAGAGCACCGCGGCGGCATGGGCGGCATACCTCGCCGCGCGCGAGTACCCATGGAATTCCCGCGCTGGCGGTGGCTCAAGCTGGGAGCCGATTGTCTGGCTCAACGCCGAGGACGTCGCGCTGCTGCAAGGCTGGTTCAATGACGGCAAGCGCCAATACGAGGAGTGTTCGCGCGCATGGTTGCTTGTCATCGACGACGCGGGACATGAGGCGTCAAGGCCAGCCATCGCGGCGCTGACAGATTTGCTGCAGCGGCGAATGGACGGACGCAAGGCGACGGTGTTGTCCACCAACCTTCGCGGCGCCGGCTTCGCGACCCGTTACGGGGCACCAGTCGTCGATCGCATGAAGGTCGGCGCATTCATCCCGGAGCTTGGACAGTACGAATCGCTGCGTGGGCGCGAGCCGGGGGAGGACGGGTGACCATGGCCAAGAGCGATGCGGTGAACCACCCGGCGCACTACCACCCGGGGACGTACGAGGCGATCAACGTCATCGAGGCGTGGGGACTCGGCCTTCACCTCGGCAACGCCGTGAAGTACATCTCGCGGGCCGGCCGCAAGGGCGACGTGCTTGAGGACCTCAAGAAGGCGCGCTGGTACCTCGACCGGCTCATTAAGCAGCTTGAGCAGGTGCAGACGTGAAGCGCTCCCGCTCGTTCCTGCGGTACCGCCGCGGCTCGCGCGATGCGAACCACGTCGCCATTCGCGACGGCCTGCGCAATCTCGGACACGAGGTCATCGACCTGGCCCCAGTCGGAGATGGCGTGGCAGACCTCGAGGTATTCCGGTTCCTCGGCGCCGGCATCTGGAGCCTGAAGCCGACGTTCCTCGAGCTCAAGGTCGGCAAGGGGAAGTTGCGCGAGTCGCAACTGGCATGGCGGGAGCGCGCGGCTTCGCGCGGGATTCGGGTGCGCACCGTCACAACGCTGGCCGAGGCGCTGGAGGCGCTACTGTGACTCGCCCCGAGCTCCTCGACGCCATCCGCCGCGCCGCGGACCAGCCCCTCGAGGGATTTCCGCGCCGCCGAAAGGGCATGGACGTCGAGACGGCCGAGCGGATTCTGGCGGTGGTGCTGGACGCCATCGCGCCGCCCATCATCAAGCGCGTGGAGCGGGACTGGAGCGGCAACGACGTCGCAGACATGCTCCGGGAGTGGCGCCAGACGCACGACGTTGCCACAGGACGCGCGAACGGCTCGCATGTGGTGCCGCGGGCCACCTTGCGCACGAAAGGCCTCACCGGCCACGATTATGGCTGCATGTGCGCCGACTGCACTGGAGTCCTGCTTTGAGCCGCGGCGTCGACGGGGAGCGCTCCGAGGACTGGGAGCTGCGGCGCGTCGAGCGGGCGAAGTGCGTGCTGCGCCAACTCCAGGCCGTGCTGACGTACACGTACGAGCGCGTGCACGTAGCGGAGCAGGCCCGTCGGCTGTCGATGTCAAGGGACCGGGTACGATGGATGCAGCGGGTGCTCGGCCTACGCAGTGGCCGCATTAAGTCGGGCTGGCTGTCGACGGCTGTCGGCGCCTCGAGCCGGGGCATGGAGGCGGCATGAAGGCCCCACAGAAACCTCAGATCAGGCGCCGCAAGAACGGGACGTTCCCAAAGGGCACGTCGGGCAACCCGGGCGGTCGACCCAAGGAAGAGAAGGAAATTATCGAGGCCCTGCGCCGCCGCGGCGACGAGCTTGTAGCTGCGCTGTTCCGCGCCGCGTTGCGGAAGAAGCCGGACGTGCGCGCCATCACGGAGGCCTTCAACCGCGCCTACGGCAAGGCCCGACAACTGGTTGAGCTGAGCGGCAAGGACGGCGGGCCCCTCGAAATCGACTACTCGAAGCTCTCCGTCGAGCAGCTCGAGGAACTGAGGTCGATTCTCGAAGATGCTGCCGCGCCTACGACTCACTGACGTCGAGCGCGAGCTCGCTCGGCGCAGCCTGCTGGCCTTCGTCCCCTGGGCGACGCCGGCGTACGGCCAGCCGAAACACCTGCGCGCCGTCGTCGAGCCTTTCGAGCGCGCGGTGAGAGGCGAGGCGCTGCGCATGTGCTTCTGCGCGCCGCCGCAACACGGCAAGTCCGACACCCTGTCGCACGGCGTCGCATGGGGGCTCTGGCAGGACCCAGCGCTGCGCTTCGGCTACGCGACGTATGGCGACGAGCTCGTGCGCGACAAGTCGAAGCTGGCCCGCCGCATCGTCGTCGACAGGCTGGGCATGCCGCTCGAGTCCGACAGGTTGGACCAGTGGGACACGCGCGAGGGCGGCGGTTTCATCGGCACGTCGGTGCGCGGCGCATTGACGGGCAAGCGCGTCAACATCGCCATCGTCGATGACCCGTACAAGAACCGGCCGGAGGCCGAGAGCCCGACGACGCGCCGCACGGTGCGCGACTTCATGAACGACGTCGTCGAGACGCGCCTCACCCCTAACGGCTCGTGCTTCGTCTTCATGGCGCGGTGGCATCCGGAGGACCTCATCGCCGAGTTGGTGCGCGACGGCTGGAGCTTTGTCCGCCTGGCTGCCCTCGATGACGAGACGGGCCTGCCGCTCTGGCCGGAGCGCTGGACGCGCGAGGCGCTCGAGGAGAAGCGCTCCCGCGTCGGTGACTTCACCTGGGAATCGCTGTACCAGGGCCGCCCACGCCCGCGTGGCGCCGTCGTCTTCGGCCCGCCCACGACATATACGGAGCTGCCGAAGGTGTACCGCAGCGCCGGAGGCCTCGACTTGTCGTACGCCGCGAAGTCGTCGGCGCACTGGAGCATCGCCGTGCGACTGCTGGTCGCCGGCGGCAAACTCTACGTGGCCGACGTGCTCCGGCGAAAGGTGGCGGTGCCGCAGTTCCGACTGGAGCTACACGCCATTCACAGCCACGCGCCAGCGACGCGCTGGCGCTGGTACACGTCATCGACAGAGGTGGGCCTCGGGCAGATGTTCAACGAGCCGCCGCACGCGGTGCCGGTAGTGCCGGTGCTGGCCCGGGCCGACAAGCTGACGCGGGCCCTGCCTTGCGCGGCCGCGTGGAACCGCGGCGACGTGCTGGTGCCGCAGGCGGCGCCCTGGCTCGATGAATTCCTCGCGGTGGTGACCAACTTCACGGGCACGGGCGGCGAGGACGACGACGTCGACGCGTTGGTGGGTGCGTACGACGAGGCGACAATGGGCAACGGCCGCGTCAGTAGCGAGCCGGCCGAGCCGACGAGGCTGGGCGCGTGGCACGCAACTGAGCTCTGAGTGTTGATGCTTCGCCGCTCGGGGCCGAAGTCTTGGCCACGTGAGCGCACACGCCAAGCTGGCCGCCACCGTGCTTGCTGCCCTCGGCCTCAGCGCCCTGGGCACGTGGCTTAACCTGCTCTGGCTGCGCTGGGCGGTGACGCCGTGAGCGTCGCCGGCTTCGAGGTGAAGTATCTCGTCCGCGGCCAGGAGGACGAGCTCGCCTTCCAGAAGCTGGCGGTGGCCTTCGAGCGCGCCGGCGACGAGTTGGCTGACTTCGGCAAGTATGTTTTCCCGCTGTTGGGGCCAGCCTTCGAGGCAGCGCTCGGCGCGCAATTCGCCCAGGAGGGCGGCGGGCCCAACCGCGGTAGTTGGGCGGCGCTGACGCCGGCCTACGAGGCCTGGAAGTCGCAGCACTACCCGGGACAACCGGTGCTGGTGCGCACCGGAGCGCTCAAGGAAGCGCTGACGAGCTCGGGCAGCGCGCACGCCGCGCGCGACTACTCGGCGAGCATGTTCAATTTCGGCACGCAGGGGCTGCAGTACGCCAGCTACCACCAGACCGGCACGCGCCGGATGGTGGACCGGCCGCCCTTCGACTTCGCGTCGGAGTTCGAGCGCGAGCTCGCGCGGCTCGCCTACCAGGGCGCCCGCGAGGCGATGCAGTCGGCCGAGCTCGACAAGTACGTCGACATTCCGGCGGAGGCGGACAGCTGATGGCCGTGCGCGCCGAGCAGATTGCCGTCTCCGCACTGCGCGACTGGCTGCTGGCGCAGCTGCCGGCCCGAGTCGCCACCGTCAACGCTACGCGCGCGCCGGTGCTGAAGTCGCCCTACGTCGAGCCCTTCAACGTGACGTCGGGCATGGCGACGAGCGTCTCGTCGACGGGCGTCGACACCGGCTTCAGTGCGGTGCCGTTCACCACCGGCTCGGGCCGCACGGCGGTGCAGCTCGCCGCGGACTTCAACGCCGTCGTGCCCGCACTGGCGTCGGCCGACAGCGACGGTCACGTGCTGCTCACCGGCACCGCCCCGACGTCGGCCGCGCAGTCGGTGGCGCTCGGGCCAGACACGACAGGCGCCAACGCACTGCTGGGCTTCGACGCCGGCGGCGAGAAGGTGGTGGCGGCCCCGGTGGTGGCGCCCGGCTACAAGGGCGTCGCCGACGGCCTGCCGGTGCTGCCTGACATGGGTCAGGGCTTTTGGATCATTATCGGCCGCCGCAGCAGCACGCCGGTGCAGCCCGACATCCGCCGCGATGAGTACCTCGTCAGCGTCGACCTCGGCATCCTTCACCGCGAGACCAACGTCCAGGTCAACCGCAGCCGTGAGCACATTCATTCGGTGGTGCGGTGCGTGCGCGAGACGTTGCTCACCGACAGGGGCCGCCGGCTCGGCCGCGAGGGCATCGGCGACATCGTCAAGGTGGGCGAGAAGTCATGCCTCATCGACGGCGTTCCCTTCAGTTTCCGGGGCGGCGCCGAGGGCCCGCCGCCGCCCAATGGGCTCTTCGACAGGGCCTTCATGCAGCTTGCCATCCGCGTCTTCGAGAGGCCCGACACTACATGAGCCTCCACCCTTCGGCGACGCACGCGCTCACAAACGTCGACGCCGACGCGGGCGGCAATCCCGCGCCCGCGCTTTTTCTCCGCAACCTGAAGGAGCACTGACATGGCCGCAGAACCGGTAGATGCCTGGGATGCCCGAGTCCTCGCTGCGAGCGAGGCCACCTTCGGCACCGTGCCCAACCCCGCCGCCAACCAGGCCATCGAGTTCATCAGCATCGACACCGGCAATGCCGAGCTCGGCGCGGTGCGGCCGAAGAAAGACAGGAACGTCGGCCGTGGCATGACGGACGGCTACGTCATCGGCCGCGTCGCCCAGATGCCGTGGAGCCTCGAGACGTCGGTGAAATCGCGCGCCACCGTCGACACGGTGCCGCATGAGGCCGTGCTCTACCGCGCTGCCGGACTCAGCGAGACGGTCAACGGCAGCTCCAACGTCACGTACTCCATCGCGCCGAACCCGCTCAATGACGGATTCGACACGGGCGGCGGCAACAGCTTGCAGTCGATGAGCCTCTACCGGTGCCTCGGCGTCGGCTCGGGCGCCACGACGTCGCGCTACCTCGCCGAGCAGATGCGTGGCTGCATCGCCAAGACGCTGAGCTGGAGCGGCGGAGACAAGGAACTGACGCTCAAGGCCAGCGGCGACGCCATCGGCAAGTACACGCTCGCCTACTCGCTGAGCATCACCTTCGCGGACGGCTCAGCCACCACCATCACCTTCGGCAGCGCCGAGGAGGCGTACCGCTTCGCGCAAGGCATCGGTTGGTATCAGATTGAGAGCGAAATCGTCAAAATCACCGTCACTCCTACGGCTGGCGCCACCACCGGCACCGTCGCGCGGGCGCAGCTCGCCAGCTCCGGCGCGGCGCACGCGGCCAAGCCGCTCGTCCCGTACCTGCCGACGCTGTCGGCCTACACAGGCTCGCCCATCTCCGAAGTCAACTGCTCGGTGACGCTGGACTCGCAGACCATCCGCTTCCAGAGCTTCACTGTCGAATTCACGTCGGGCATCGAGCTCGGGCCGGGCGAGACGGGAAGCAAGTACATCCAGACGCCCATCGTGAAGCGCTGCAGCGCCAAGGTGACGCTCAAGGGCCTGATGCGGCGTGAGGACCTGGCGCTGCTCGGCAAGGCCAGCGTGCAGGCCACGCCGCTGGCGCTCTCCATCGCCTGCGGCACCGGCACGGGCAGCATCGCCACCTTCTCGCTGCCGCAGTGCGAGGTGGACGCCTACAAGGTGCCCGACAACGGCAACGACGTCGCCTACCAGTCGCTGACGCTGCGCACCCGCGACAGCACCAGCGGCAACGACTTGATGACGCTCACCCTCACCTGAAAGTCCCGGAGGACACATGCCGCGGCTGCACGAGAACACGCCGTTCGACACCGACGCGAAGGCGCATGCCCTGGTGGAGGAGCTCGAGCACGAGGCCCTCGACGAGGACATGGTCGCGCTGGGCATCGAGAACATCATCACCGTGCTGCGCTCGCGCCAGGAGGTGGCGGTGCAGAAGGTACAGGAGGAGCGGCACGGCCGTCTGCTCGACAGCCGCCGCGCGATGCTGAAGGCGAAGGTGAAGGGCGTGAAGCCGGTGACGCCAGGCGGCAGCAAGCTGCAGCTCGTCGACAGCCCCGTCATCGCTTCGAGGCACTGACCATGGCCAACCTCACCGACACCGTCCGATGGGTGCAGTACGTGCCTGATTTGCTCGGCAACCGCGCACTCGAGCGCCCCTTCTACTTCGAGCTCAACGGCTCGATGTCGAAGGAACAGATGAAGGCGACGGAGGTCGCGCTGACGACGCCGGGGCCTGCGTCGGAGCTGTCTGACGACGCGCCGCCCGAGGCCGTGGCCGCGCGCAACGAGGCGTCCCGCGCGGAGGCCGTGACTCGGTACGCGAAGGCGCTCGAGCCCTACGTGCGCTTCGGCGCCGAGCCGCTCACGGTGGGCGGCCAGCCCGTGACGACGCTGGCGGGCTACTTCGACTTCGCGACGTCGAAGCTGACGGGGCTGGCCGCCTTCCTCGAGCCCGGGCGGGCGCTCGTCGAGGTCAACACGCTGGACTCGCGCGCCAGTTTTTTCTCAGGGCGGCTCTCTGGTGGATTCACTTCTACGACGCGGCCGAACGGCGCGAGCGGCAGAAGCCAGACGGCCGCCCGCTGAAGTGGGAGTCGGACCAGCAGCTCGGCATCCTCGGGTGGGTGCCGCCGAAGAAGAAGGGGCAGACGGAGCAGCCACGATGGACCGAGCGCGCGGTGGACATCGACGAGGCCCTCGCCCACTGGCAGGTCGCCGCGGTGCTCGAGCGCTGGGGGAGCGCGCGCATGCATGAGGCGCCGGCCTACTCGGGTGGCGTCCTCGACGCCTGGCCCGCGGTGATGGTCGACGGCCTGGCGGTGTGCCGCTCGGAAGAAATGGCCATCGACGACTTCAAGCGGTGGAAGGAGCGGGCCGATGGCTGACCTGGAGCTGCACATCGGCGGCGACTCGGGCGAGGCGAGCGCAGCGTTGCACGACGCCGGCAGCGCCGCCCACGAGGCGCACGACAGCTTCCACGAACTGAAAGAGAAGGCCGACGAGCTCAAGGAGAGCTTCACCGCTGGCGCTCTTGCGGCCAACGCCTTCGAGAAGGCCGTCGAGTTCGCGAAGGACTTCGTCAGCGAGTCGGTGCAGGAGTACGCCAAAGCCGAGGCAGCCCAGCGACAACTGGCGTTTGCTGCCGGAGATCTCACCAAGGAGTTCACGGAGCAGGCTGAGGTCATCGGCCGCAATCTCGCGGTGAAGGCCGAAGACGTCGAGCACATGCAGACGATGCTGCTCCGATACGGTGCGGCACCCGAGGTCATCGGCAACGCCATCGTGGCCGTGCAGAACTTCGCGACCGCGACGGGGCAGGACGCGAACAGCGCGATGATGATGCTGATCCGCGGCGTCGAGAGCGGACACGGCAGCTTGGGCCGCATGGGGGTGAAGTTTGAAGAGACCGGCGATAAGTCCAAGGACTTCGCCGCCGCCATTGAGGCGCTCAATAAGAAGTTCGGCGGTGCCGCGGCGACTGAGGCCGAGGGACTCAGTGGCCAGATGCGTGCGGCGAGCATCGCCGTCGACGAGGCGAAGAAGTCGTTCGGCGAGTTCTTAGCGATGCTCGAGACGAAGTCACACGTGCTCGACGTGTGGTCTGGCTTTTGGCGCGGCGGCTTCGGAGGAATGCAGGCGGCCGTAGGCCAGGCGATCTTCGGCACGGGAAAAACACAAGAGGCCGTGCCTGGCGTCGAGGGACAGAACCCACTCGCGAAGGACGGCGGAGTCGACCTCGACATCGGCCAGGTCGAGCTGTCGCCGTCCAAGAAGCAGCTCGACAAGGCCGAGAAGAACGAGGAGGCGTACCTCGAGAAGTACAACAAGTGGCTCGACGAGCAGTGGGTCGCCGCGCGCAAGGCCGAGGACGACGACGAGAAGGCCTTCGATGACTACCACGACAAACGGAACAAGGCCTTGATGCAGGCGCAGGACGAAGAGTTCAAAATCAAGGACGAGGCCGCGAAGGCTTGGCTCGAGCAGCAGAAGAAGCTCGACGAGCAAGAGCTCTCAGAGATGAAGGAGCAGGCCCGGCTCGCGCAGGAGCAGCTCAAGAGCCAGGAGAAGATGTGGACCTCCGCGGGCGAGCGCATCGGCACGGTGCTGGTCGAAGGAATGATCAGCATGATTCAGGGCAAGGGCGGCAAGGGCGGCGGCCCCGACTTCGCCGCCCAGCTCGCTGGCGCCATCATGGGCATCGTCGGCGCGGCGATTCCGCTCTTCGGCGGGCTCGTCAGCTTCATCCAGAAGGGCTTCGGCGGCGACTTCAGCGGCGCGACAGGACTGGGTAACCAGGCCAAAGGCTTCTTCACCGCGGGCAGCGGGCCAACGCCGCCTCCGGGCTATGTGGCGCCGACCAACTACGGCGCCTCGGACCCGAGCGAGTGGGAGAATCCTTTCCCGACACAGCACGCCGGCGGCTGGGTCCGCTACCACACGGGCGGCTGGGTCGGCGAAGTCCCGATGATTGGCCTCGCCGGAGAGCGCGTGCTCTCCCAGGGCGAAGTGTCGCGCATGGGCGGCCGCGACGCCGTCGACTCGGCGGCGCGCGGAGGCGGCACGACGATGAACGTCTATGCGTTTGACGCACAGAGCCTCCTCGACGTGTTCGGCGGCGGCTCTCGCGGCGTCGCCAGCCGCGCCATGTTGAACGCGGTGCGGACCAACAAGGGCGCGCTGCGCGAGATGTTCGGAGGGAGCTGACGTGGGGCAGCATGGCTACGTCGTCACCAACGCGCTTGCCGGCCTCGCCGCCGGCTCCTTCACGTGGAACACCGGCTCGACCACTGACAGAGACAAGCTCAACGACGGCCGCATGGATGTGCGCGCGCTGGCAGGCACCCACACGTCACCCATCACGCTCGTTGTCGACATGGGTGCAGCAACGTCGCTCGTCGGCTGGGGAGCGCTGAACAGCAACTTCGCGGGCGCGCTGTCGGCCCACACGCCGCAGCTGAAGATTGAGGGCGCCGACGACGCGAGTATCACCGTCAACGTCGTCACGGCGAAGGCGGCCTCGACGCTCTACACAGCGACGTCACCGCGCAACAAAGACCACGTCCTGCAGTTCCCTGCGGTGTCGAAGCGCTACTGGCGGCTCACCTGGTCATGGAGTGGCGGCGGTAGCTCAGGCGCCATCTACGTCGGCGAGCTCTTCGCGTACTCAGCCATCAACATGCTCTCGCGACGCAGTGTCTACGGCAGCGGTGAGCAGCAGGACTGGATTACCGCGCCGCTGCAGATGATGTACGGAGAGACGCGCTCGGCCTACCTCGCCGGGCCCGTTCGCCAGTTGAACTACGACTGGGCGGACCTCACCTCGAGCCAGCGCGACGAGTTGCAGGCGATGTACGCCAGCACGAACGGCGGCACGGTGCCGCTGCTCTGGGTCATGAGTTATGAGACGCAGTCCGGTGCGGCCGCGGTGTCCGAGCAGGAGTGCATCTACGGACGTCTGGCCAAGCCGTCCTTCGGCTGGAAAGAGAGCGACTTCTCGCTGTTCCAGCCCGATGGCATGAGCCTGCGCAGCCTTGGCCGTGAGGCGGGTGCCTGATGGCCTTCGCGGATCTACTCACCCAGGACGGCATCGGCTTCGTGTGGCTGCTCGAGGTGAGCAGCGACAACTTCAGCACCGTCGCGCACCGCTGGGCGACGCACGCCTGCCACGTTGACAGCGACAGGTACGACCCGCGCATCGTCAAGCTCGGCAAGCTCTCGAAGGCGTTCGGGCTCGACGGCTTCCCCAGCGTCGGCACGGTGTCGCTGGTGCTCGACAACACCGCCTTCGACATGGACTGGCTAGTCGACGTCAGCCAGGGCGCAATCGAGTTCACCTACCGCTTCCGGCTCTCGCTGGGCCTCTACTCATTGCCCATCTCCAGCGTCGGCGTCGACGCGGACATTCCCTCGGCGCAGGTACAGGTGATGGGCACCTTCGGCATGCTGGACTCGCCCCAGCGCGACAACGTCAGCGTGACGCTGCAGCTCGCCGACGACAGCATGGGGCGCTTCAACGAGTTCGCCTCAAGCCCCACCATCAACGAGTGGCGCACCGACGTCAGCACAGACGCCAACAACAACCTGCTCGTGTCTTCGCCAAACCAGCTCGACCCGCTGGTGAGTTGGGACCAGCCGCTGCCGCTCGTCTTCGCTCCATCGGCAGCTGGCATGCTCGCGTCGCTCCAGGGCGGTGACAATGGAGGCACGCTCGCGGCCAGCGGCTACACGCACGCCATCGTCGTGTGCGTGACGACCTCGGTTGATGACGTCACCGCCGACGACGTGAGCGCACTGAGCGCCACATTTCGCAGCGATGCGCTCTGTGGCGACAGCGGCGGCAACAGCGGCCCTTTCCTTGGGGCCGGCCAGTCGTTCGCCATTCCACAAACCGTCACCGTTGCCGCGGATGACCAAGGGGTGAAGCTCGGGAAGGCCACGGCCGGCACCTACAACATCTGGGCAGCACAGAAGTGCCCGGCCATATCGAAGGACGGGCATGCCTGGCGGATTCTATGGTTGGCCCTCAACATCGAAGGCTACGCCCAGTGGGCCGTCCGCAACCTCCCGGGCGCAGGCTTTGTCGGCGGAGTTGCGCTGCCGAATAGCAACATTCCGCCAGCCTCGCTTTCCATTCCGTACGTGAACGCCAACCCGGGCTTCTATTCGCCAGATTCATTGCGGGCCATCGACCATTTCACATGCACCGGATTCCCGTTCAGCGCAGTGACGAACAAGACGGCGCAGTACCAAGCGGGGGTCGACGTCCTGCAGGACTTCATCGGCCACTACTCGGCCGGCTCAACGTCGGACCTCGACTCGGCAGCGTTCACCGCGGCGGCCACTCAGAATCAGTGCCTCGTGCAGGGCGTGATTCAGCCGCTCCAGCTCGCCAATCAGGGCCCCAGCGTACGTTACCTCTCGCCCATCGCGGCCAGCATCGCGCCCGGCCAACTGCGACAGGCCATCGGCGAGGTCGCCCAGAGCATCGGCGTCGACGTCTTCTTCACCTGGGGCGGGCTCTTCTCGGTGTCGGCGGGCTGGTTCAACTTCAACAACATCACATCAGCGAAGCCCACCATCGACGAGACGCGCCTCCTCAACATCAAGGAGCGCAAGCCAAGCCAGGGCGAGCGCTGGGCATTCTTCAACCGACTCTACGTCGTAGGACCGGACGGCAAGCCCCAGGGGCCATTCGACAACGCCGCGTCCATTGCGCTGCTGGGCGTGAAGATTCCCCGAACCATTCAGGGGAAGTGGCTGCTCCAGTTGACCGTCGACGACTTTCTGGCGCTCACGACCCCATGGCAAATCCACCCGCGCCTCGAAGCGAAGCAGCGCAACCTCATCACCTTCACCACGGACCGCGAGGCCCTCGCGCTCGACCAGGGAAGTTTCTTCCTTCTTTCGTGGACGCGCGGTGGCAGCGCTCCCGTCTACTCAAACACGCTGTTTCACATTGAGCAGATCAGCGTCGACCCGGAGACGCTCGCCGTCGACATCGAGGCCGTGTGGGTCGACGACGTCCAGACCACCAACGCTTACCTGCTCGACGACGAGTCGCTGACGGTGCGGTGGAACGGCACTGGCGGCGGCACGCTCACTGTTACAGACGGCGACAGTCACATCATACTCAGCGTTGGTGGCTTCCTTGGAAACGGGGTGGTGCCGGGCGACATCCTCCTCATGCTCGACACCACCATCGCGCTCACCGCCTTCACGCGCTACCGCACCATCCGCATCGCGAACATAGTCTCGGACACCGTCGCGCAGGTGGTCGCCGACCTAACCGGGGACCTGAACTTCGACGCTCCATCGGGCGTCGCCATCGCGGCCGGCCACTGGCTCATCTACAAAGGCGCGACGACGTACCCGAGCGCCATCTCGGACCCGACGAACTATCCACAGGGCGGCGCGATGTACGGCAAGGTGACGGATGCCGGCGGTCTCTTTTCCGACTCGAGCCCTGGCAACCAACTGCTCGACGGGTGAACCATGGACATCTACCCCTACTTCATTCTGGCGACGAAGAACCGAAAGGACCCGCTCGGGCCCGGCTTTCTCACGAACCTCACGCAGAACCTCGTCTACCAGCGCGCATTTCAGCAGCGCGAGCACATGGTGTCTGGCGAGCACAACACGATGAACGTGCCGCGCGTCTGCCGCGAAATCAACTGGAGCGGCAGCGCGTACAGCGCCAGTCCGAGCGCGAGCGACATCAGCAGCATCAGCAACCCCGCGGTGGGCACCGTCACGCTGACGCTCGCGAGCGGCCGCTTCTCGACGAGCATGCGGCCACAGATCAACTTCAAGGGCACGGGCGTGGCGACGAAGCCGTGGATGGTCGGGTGGAACGTCACTTCGGCCACTTCGCTCACCATCTACCTGGCGCAGCTCTCTAGCGCCCTCGGTGCTGGCAATAGCTGGGCGGCGACGGACGGCTCCTTTGACCTCGCGATTCACTCCGACCCGCTCGACATCGGCACTTGGAGCGCGACGCCTCCGCTCCACCAGCGCGGCGACACGCTGACCAACGCCGCGACCGACTGGAACGCGATGGCCCAGGCCCAAATCGACATGTACTCGGCCTTCGGCAGCGGGCACTCGACAGCCAACGGCACGCACGCCGTGCGCGAGGCAGCGAAGGCCTATGCCAGCGTGCAGGACACCGGCGGCGCCTACGCGTTGGCGAGCGGTGCCGGCCACAGCAGCAACGTTTCGAGCGTCTCGCGTACGGGCACCGGCATCTGCGTCGTGACGTACAGCGCGATGACGACGCCGACGCAGGCGTTCCCGTGTCCGGACTATCAGCGCACGCTGGCGGGCGACCCGGCTCTGTACGTCGTACAGGCGGCGCAGACGTCTTCGACGCAGTCGACCGTCTACATCTACAAGTACGACACCGGAGCGAAGACGTGGAGCCTTGCCGATGCCGACTTCTTCATTGCTGTGCACGGGGGCTGAGCGGTGGCCTTCCTAAAAATCTGGAAGGTCTGCAAGGACTACGGGATGGGCATCCTCTCGGCGAACGTCGCAGCCGCGAACCTCGATTACGTGAAGGCGGGCTGGCTCGTCGAGCACGGCAGCACGCAGCCTGCAGTCGGATCTCCACTCTCGACAGGCAATCCGTACACCGCCTTCGGCACCCACAACACGCCGAAGATTCCCCGTGCGATGGTGCGCGTGCAGCCGACGTCGGTGGGCGGCTTCGCCGCGAATTCTGCCTTCGAGGGATTCGGCGGGGTGGTGAAAAGCGTTTCTCAGGTTTCGACCGGAACGTGGGTCATCGCGCTCGACAACCGGCTGACGCTCTTCTTCGCCGACCCGAAGCCCGTGCAGACCACCAATACGGTGAAGCGCTTCTGTCAGTCGTACGGCGCGACCGTGGTGGGCGCATCGAATGGCGTCGTCATCAAGTGCTACGACCTGCAGGCCGGAGACTTTGTGCTCACCGACTATGAATTCAGCTGCGGCATCTACTCATACTCGTAGCGGCCATCGGGAAAGACGCGCACGGTGATGCCATGCTCCGGCACGGTCGTCTGGCCCATCGCCGTCGTCGCTGAGCAGTTGAATGGGTCAGGGCTCACCGGCGCGCAGGCATCCAACCAACTCACGATCGCCCCAATGCGCACGTTCTGCTCGTGCCCATCACCCGCTACCCACAGGGCGCCGCCATCTGGAAGTCCGCCCGCGAACAAGCCGCCGCCATCGGCCTCGGTGCCGATGCGCTCATTCGCGGCCATAGAGAGCATGTGCCCGGGCGGCGCGTGCACCACCACCGGCGCGAAGGCGGGCCCACACGCCGCAAAGGCCAGCAAGAAACTGGCCCTCACCTTGGCTCCAAGAAATGGTCTGGCAGCCTCTGGTCTGGCAGCCTCTGCTTCTCGGCGAAGTCAGCGGCCACGTGCTTGTCGATGTTGCGAAGGACTGCCTGTATGTCCTTCAACAGGGAAAGAGCCTCGTTGATCTTCCAGTACCAGCACCACACCTCGCGGAGCACCAGGAAGAGAACGACGACGCCGAACGCGACGAATATCGAGACTACGAAGGGATTGGCCACATTCATGGCGACACACCGTACCGACGCACCCCGGCGCCGTCTATTCATCGAGTGTTGATGCTTCGCCGTGCTGCCTCTCACCCTGTAGGGCGTGGGCGCTCTCGACTGGTTCTGGCGGTTCGGCACGAGGCCTGCCCCGACTCCGCCAGCGCTGCCCGCCGGCGACTCACCCGAGCTGACGCAGCTGAGGGCGGCCATCGACAGCAACAAGCTCCCGCCGTCGGCGCCGATGACGCTGCTGGCGCCGTCGACCTCCGAGAAGGGCATCACGGGCACCGCCAACTTCTACGGCGACCTGCTCACCGAGTCGAACGCCAAGCTGATTCACGAGCAGGCCTTCGGCGCGCCCGGCGCGCGCACCTGGGGCGAGTGGGAAAAGATTCTCATGACGGACCCCGCCGTGCACATGGGTGTGGAATTCGTCGTGGCCCAACTGCGCGACGCGCTGGTGCAGGTCGAGCCGGCCGACGAAGAGTTCATGCCGGACCAGGACCTGGCCCAGCGCCAGGCCGACTTTGTCCGGTGGAACCTCTTCGAGGCGCTCGAGCCCGGATGGAGCGACCTCATCCAGCAGTGCGTGCGCGGCACGCTCTCTGCCGGCTTCTGCCTGCACGAGCTCGTCGCGAAGCAGGTGAAGCATCCGTTGCTACAGAACGGCACGGGCTATCGGCTCGCAAAGATGTCCGAGCGCCTGCCGGTGTCGATTCACCCGTTAGGCTGGCTCGAGAAGGACGGGGACCTCGACCGCGTCCGCCAGCAGGGCTACGACAACAGCGGCGCCTCGAAGTGGCAGACGCCCGAGCTGCCGGCCGACGTGCTGCAGCTCATCAGCTGGAACCGCACGGGCAACAACTACCTGGGACACAGCGCGTTCCGCTCTGTCTGGTACCTCTGCAAAATCCGCGAGCAGCTCGCGAAGCTCGTCGGCATCACTCTGACGCGCGAGGGTGCCGGCGTGCCCGTCGCGGTGACGACGGACCCGAACAAGGAGCTTTCACCGGAGCAACGCAAGGACACCGAGACGCTGCTCGCCAACCTCGTGTTCCATGAAAACGCCAGCGTCGTGATGCCGGCGGCCTGGGACCTGAAGTGGGTGTACTCGCCGGGCGCCAACAAGGGCCACGTCGTCGACGCCTACAACAACCTCGGGCTCGTCATCCTCCAGCAGGTGCAGGCGCAGCAGCTCGGCCTCGGCGTGCACAACACTGGCTCGCGCGCGGTGGGCCAGACGCACGACACGTCGAGCGACAACTTTGTCTTAGGGGTCGCGGCCACGCTCGAGGGTGCCTTCAACGGCGTCGGAGACAGGCGCTACCAGGGCACCATTCCAAAGCTGGTGCGGTGGGATTTCGGCGAGCAGGCGGCATACCCGAAACTCACCATTGGCCTGAAGCAGGCGAAGCTTCAGCCCGACTTATTGGCCACGGCGCTGGCCGCGATGCGCACGGCGAAGTGCATCACGGTGTGGCGCTGCACCGACGAGAACACGCTTCGGGAAAAGCTCGGCTTCGAGCGCATCGATGATGACGAGTTCGACGCCCAGCAGGAGAAGGCCGACAAGCTCACCGAGCAGCTGACGAAGCTCCCGCCGCCAGGTGCGCCGCCTCTCCCGCCTGGCGCACCGCCGCACCAGTTACCGCCAGGCGCACCGAAATCGCCGGCACCGCCCGACGAGAAGAAGGCGCGACGGGCGTCGGGCCAGGCCTTCGAGCCGCGGCGACCGCTGCGTCCGGCCGAGATGCATTGCGCATGGCAGGAGATGGACGACTTCCTCGACAAGTCGAAGGAGTCGTTCGAGCGCGGCGCGAAGCCCATCGTCGTCGCGATGCTGACTCGCGCGCTGCCCGACGTGAAGTCGGCGCTCGCCGACAGGGACCCGGGTGAGCTCGCCGACGTCCCGCTGGACACGAAGCCGCTCGAGGACTTCATCGGCACGTGGCTCAAGGGCGTCAGTGCCGAGGGCTACCGCCAGGTGGCCAGCGAGTTTCGCAAGCAGGCGGCAGCCGCGCGTCCGCACATGGGCGCCTCGTCCGACGAGGAGAAGGACACCGAGCCGTCGCCCAGCGACGAGCCGTCGTCGTCCGAGGACTCGCAGATGCTGCTCGAGGCCCAGCAGCGACAGCTCGCGCGGCGGCTCGAGGCGCGCATCCGGGCCCAGCTCGAGGACGAGGGCATCGACGTCATCCGCACGGGCGGCGACGCGCA